GGAGATAAAGGAGATAGAGGAATACAAGGTGAAAGAGGATTACAGGGTGTAAAAGGAGATAAAGGAGATATTGGTCCACAAGGTCCAATCGGAAGTATTGACACTAGCATAAGAAAAAATAGAGATGTAAACTCGTTTGATGATAATGTATTTGGTGTTTTCTGTAATAATAATTCAAATGTAAAATTTGATGGTGGGTACTCTGGCAGTGATTTTATGTTTCTAAATATGAATTGGAATTCTAATTATCCAAACCAAATAGCAATGACATATGATGGGAGAATGTTTTTTAGAGGCTCTAGTAACGGTACTACCAGTGATTGGAAAGAAGTTGAAAATAAACCAAAGTTAATTGCAGAGGGAGGACTAAGTTCAAATCAAGGATACACACTTAAATTATCAGATGCTAAAATAGATAATTCTTGGGATAAAATTATCATAGAAATGATTGATGGTGGATATTATATCAAAGGAGAAATCCCAAATCCTTTTACAAAAAATTTTAATGTATCTAATTCTCTTAGTTTTAAGCTTCCCGCTTCTTCTCGGTTTTGTATGCTCTCGTTTACACAAGGAGCAGGGTTGAGATTAATAATGCCAAATACTAGTTTAGAAGATAGTTATGAATATAAAATTTATAAATATAAGGGGTAATTATGAAAATAAAAATAATTATAGATGAAAATAAAAGATTATCAGCCTATGAACTAATTGGAGATTTAGTAGGTGGAATGGAAATTGAAGTTGATGATGAGTTTAAATTTGAAGATATATTTACTAATTATATTTACAAAAACGGGAAATTAATTCATAGTCCTAATAAAAGAATAAATAAAAAAATATATGAAGAAAAATTTAAAAAAGAAAGGCAAGAAAGAATAGATGCCGATTTTGAATATAAAGGCTCTATATTTCAAATGAGAGAAAATGAAGATTTAAAAAACTTTGAACAAAAATTGATGTTGCTATTATTAAAAAGAATTAAATTAACAGATGCTGAAAACTGGAGATTAAAAGATAATACATATAAAGATTTTACAATAGCTGAACTTTTAGAATGTGCTGATTTATGGGGTGCAAGAAAAAAGGTTATATGGAAAGATTTTAAAAGAATTTGTGAAGAATTAGAAAAAGCTAATAGTATTGAAGAAATAGAAGCTATAAGATGGGAGGAATAAAATGTTTAGTTTTTCAAAAGCTAGTTTGGATAAAATGAGTGGAGTTCATCCAAATGTAGTAAATTTTATAAAAGAACTTATAAAAGAATCTCCATATGATTTTAAAATTACTTGTGGTGTCAGAACCGCAGAAGAGCAAAATCATGAATATCAAAAAGGAAGAACAATTTTATATGATAGCAACGGTAAAAAACAATCAAAAGTTAGTTGGTGTGATGGATATAAATATAAATCAAAACACCAAGTAAAAATTGATGGATATGGATATGCTGTTGATATAGCTGTCTTAGAAAAAGAAAAATACATAGATAAAAAAACTGGAGAAGAAAAAGAAAAGACAGTCGCTAGATGGGATTATAAATATTATAAAGCTATTTATGATGTTGCTGAAAGTAAAGGTCTTATTGATAAATATGGAATAATATGGGGTGGAAATTGGAAGCAAAAAGACTCTGTACATTTTCAATTAGGAACAGCTGATAATGTTCAATTTAAAAAATAGTTAATAAACAGTCTGGCCAGACAAATTTATTATAAAAATTTTAGGAGGTATTAAATGGAAGCATTTGTAGAAAGAACGATTACAGAGAAAGATGAGTTACAAGACAGAGTAACAAAATTAGAAAATTTTGTAAATGGAGAAAAGTTTAAGGAATTAAAAGGATTGGAACAAGTTTATTTAAAAGAACAACTAAGTTTTATGAGAGGCTATTTAAGTGTATTAAGACAAAGAATTAATTTTTATAACAAATAATAGGAGGAAACAAAATGAAAGATTTTATTAATCAAATAGTAAGATATTTGGCAGGTTTTAGTATGGAACAATGGATATGGATAGCAGTAGCTGGACTGATTTTAGTTTATCTTATTTACAACAGAAAGCAATATGTAAATGTATTTAGACAATCGGTAATTTTCGCAGAAGAAAGCTTCAATCACGGGGAAAATAGAAAGAAATTAGAAGCTGCAGTAAATTTTATACTATTTAGAACTTCTAGTTTACCTTGGGTAGCAAGAATTATAATTATTAAATTTATCAGTAGAAAAAGAATGATTGATATTATAGAAAAGACATTACAAAAGTTTTCTGATATTTTTGCTAATGGATATAAGGTAGATATAAAAGGTAATGAAGATGGAGAAAACTAAATTAAAATTAGAATTTATTTCAAACAAAAAAGCAGTTTTACTCCAAGATTATATCTACTCTATTAATGGTTATGATATTAAGGTGTTTAGAGGTTTCATTACTGATGGAGCCTCAGTACCTCATTCTTTACAATGGTTATATAATCCTTATGGCAAATATATCAAAGCCGCAGTAGTGCACGATTATTTGTACTCAATATATAATAACACTGGAATTAATCGTACCTTAGCAGATAAGATATTTCGATATATTATGAAAGAAACTGGTGTTGATAGTAGAACTGTAAGAAGATTTTATAATGCTGTTAAATATTTTGGATCAACATCCTGGAAACCTAAATTGCAAAATGAGGGATATAAGGATAGAGCTATAATTGATAGGACCAAAGAGGCAAAAGAGTATTATGCATACTGGAATAAAGTGTTAGGGATTAGGTGATATTATGGAAAAAACTTTACTAGAATATGGTGTAGTAGGGGCTATTTTACTGTATTTTCTATGGAAAGATAGTAGAACATTTGAAATTTATAGAACTACTATGCAGAAGATAGTAGACCAGTTGGAAGCAATGCAAAAGGACCAGACAGAATTAAAAAAAGATGTGGAGGAGATTAAAAAATTCATAAAGTAATGGGGTAGGATTTTGTCCTGCCCCTCTTTTTTTATTTGTAAATTTTTAAATTATTTTGGAAAAATTCTTTTTTAACATCACTAAACTCGCGAATTTATAGTGGGTTGAAGCAGTGTAAAAAAATTTAAAAAAAGTGTTGACACCGTAACGGTAATATGATATTATACTTGTATAGAAATACCGTAACGGTAAATAAAGATCAGGAGGAAAGAAAATGAAAAGATTTTTAAGTGTTCAAGAAAAAGCAAACAAGAAAGGATATGTGTTAATCAACTATGCACTTTATGCAGGAGATAAAGCAAAATATAAATTGATGTATCCTCAAAATATGGGAATAGCTCAAAGGTTTAATACTTTAAAAGAAGCAGAAAGTTTTGTAGAAACATGTGAAAGAAATAACTAAAAAAGGATCTACTAAATAAATAGCAAATCCAATTTAAGAAGTGATATAGTTACTCCTTCAGCAAGATAATTATATCACTTCTAAATAAAAAATACAAGGAGTGATAAGAATGGTAAAATTAGAAAAAAGAGAAGGAAAAATTTATACAACAACAGCTTATAACGCAACTTTCATAAAGAAAGCTAAAAATCTTCAAGGTAAATGGGATGGAGAACACTGGGTATTTGATGAGAAGGTTGAAAACTTAGTAAGAGAAATTCTAAAAGATATATATGGTACCGATGGAGAAGGCTATACTAGAAAAGTAATCGTAGAAATTGATGTAGATAAATATGATGATACGGATAGACAAGATTTAAAAATAGGTGATTTAGTTATTATAACAAGAAAAACAAGAGATAGTGAAGTAACTTTAAAAGAAGGAGTAATAGTAATTTCTGGAGGTTTCCCTAGTAGAGGTGGCTCAACAAAAAATCCAAGACTTTCAGCTTATAAAGACACTGTAATAAGAGTTGAAATTCCAGAAAATCTTTATACTAAAATAGAAGAATGTCAAGGAGTAAGAATAGTTCAAGAGGACACAGATTTAGAAGCAGATCTAATAAAAATAGAAGAAGAAATTCAAAAATTAGAAAGTAAAAAAATGGAAATTCTTAAAAAATTAGGTCGTGATTAAAATGACTTTCAAAGAAGTAACAGAAGAATATTTTAAAAGCTGGGGATTATCTGTTAGAGAAAGTACATCTATTAGTCATAAAAAATCTTTTGCTTATCAATGCGGAGAATTATTGGATTTAGACATAATAGATATTAATAAAGAAACAATAGAAAACCATCTAGCAGAAATGTTATCAAGACTTTCACAAAGTACAGTGGCCCACTGGAATGCTAGATGTAAAAATATTCTTGAATATGCTTATAAGAATAAATATATTGATTCAGACTTCTACAAAGATATAGTATATATAAAAGTAAAAAATACTTTTGCAATTAGCGTTATTACAGAAAATCAATTTAAGCAATTAATAAAAATTGCAAAGGTACAAACTAGACATACAGACTTAGATGAAAAAATTTTATTTTTAGAATTATTATTTAAAACTGGTTTAAGGCATTCAGAAGCAAAAGCTTTACAAGTTTATAAAATAAATTTTGATAGTAATGAAATTAGAGTAAATCAATCGTTATACTGCGACATAAAAGGGAAATGGGAGTTAGCACCAACCAAAACTCCCTGCTCTAATAGAACTATAAAGATTGATAAGAACTTAGCTCAAAAATTAAAAGATTTTATTGAGTTAAAGCGTAAAAATAGAGATGATTTTTTATTTTCTTATGATGATGGAAATCCAAGAACAACCATTTTTGCTAAAGAACTTTTAAGAAAAAGTGCAAATCTTCTAGGAGTAAAAATATCAGCACATGGATTAAGACATAGTCATGCAACAATGTTGATAAGGAACTTAGTTCCAATTCAACTAGTTCAAAAAAGACTTGGACATGCTGACCCAGCTCTCACAATAGCAACATATACTCATCTTATTTCAGAAGATGAGAAAATAATCGTTGACTTACTTGAAAAAATTTGATAACCTCTTTAAAGAGGTGGAAGGAATGGGAAAAGAAATTAGAACAGTAAAGATGATATTTAATAAAGATGGACATGGGAGTTTATCAACCAGGATAAGTATTCCAAAGTCATGGGCTGATAAATTAGGTTTCTCGCAAGAAAATAGAGAAGCTGAAATAGTTTTTGATGATGAAAAAGAATGTATAATTATAAAAAAAATAAAGCAGGATTAATTTCCTGCTTTTTATGTTATAAATTTTCACTAATTTCACATACTTGTTTTTATTTTAAGTCCAAATTAAGTCCATTAAAATTTAAAAGTATAGTAATTACTTATTTTAAATAACTTTTCCCCCTATTCCCACTCTACCATTAATAATATTATACACTATTTTTTATTATTAATTTCAATATTTTTATTAATTACAATTTTATACATTTATTTATTTTACACCCTTTTTAAAAATTTTTAAGTCCATTTTAAGTCCACTTATTTATTTAAAACGGATATCATAAAATCATGTGACTCTCTAAAAAGATGGGCATAAATATTGAGAGTGGTTTCAACTTTTTCATGACCTAGTCTTTTAGATACTGCAAGTATATTAACATTATTATTAATTAAAAAACTTGCATGGCTATGTCTTAAATCTTGTAGTCTTATCTTTTCTAGTCCAGCTTTTGCAGAATAAGTTTTTATATCATGCTCAAAAGTAGATTTAGTAGTAGTAAAAAGCCTAGTATCATCTGTTGGGCAATAAAGTCTTTGCATATACTCTTCTACAATACTGACTAATTTATCTGACATATCTATAACTCTATTAGCTCTAGGTGTTTTAGGATCAGTTACTACATCCTTCTTTCTAAGTCTTTGATAACTTTTATCAATCTTTAAAGTCTTATTTTTTAAGTTGATATCTTTAACCGTTAGAGCTAATAACTCTCCTATTCTCAACCCACAATTAAATAATATTTGAAAACCCGTATAAGATACGGGCTTATGTACAAGAAGATTAATGAATTTTTCAAATTCAGGTGGCTCCCAAATTTTCATTTCATCAGCATTTTTCTTACCTATACCCCCTGCTTTATGGCATGGATTTTCTTTCAGTCCATAAAATTTAACTGCATAGTTCATCATAGCTGATAGCTGATTATTAATAGTTTTTATATAAGTAGGTGCATACTTTTTATTAGTCTTAGGATTTTTAGAATTAATAAGTTCATTTTGCCACTTTCTTATTACTACTGGACTGATTTTATCAATGCTTAATTTTTTAAAAAAAGGTAAAATTTTTAAATTGATTATATATTCTTTACTTATAAAAGTATGTTGCTTTAATCTATGCTTCATATCTTCCATATATAGATCATACAAAGACTGAAAACTCATATCTAAATTAAGATTAGATTTTGCTAAGAATTCTCTTTCAAACTCTTGAGCTTCTCTCTTAGTTGTAAATCCTCTTCTTTTCTTTTGCTTTCTCTCACCTTTATAGTCAGTAACATAAAATCTACTTGTCCAAGTTCCGTTTTCCTCTTTATTTACTGGCATAAAATCACGCTCCTTTCGTTTGCATAACAAGAATGAGTGTGATATAATCTAAATAGATGGTATAAGAGAGCACCACACTCTTGGAAGCCTTTTAGTTGCTACTAACAACTGAGAGGCTTTTTTGTTACATATTACATATTATCAAAAATACTTTTTACAAAACATTTCACAAAAAGTTTTATACTTTCTATATTCAAGTTTTCTTTTAAAGCAACCCAAACTTCAAATGAAAAATCATCTAAATTTTTAGACGAATAATTTACATTACACCCATTCACAATAAACGGCTCAACTTTATTTTGATCATAAAAAACGGACATAACCATTATCATTTGGTTTTTACTTACCACAATTTTATAAGCTTCTTCTATATCTTCTTTTGAATATTTAAGTATTTCGCCAATATCTGCGATAAAGTCAAGTTCTTCGATTGTATCTCCTTCATTTAATTTTTTATTTAATTCTTCTTTTGAAGAATATTTTAAATTATTTAAAGTTTTATCAAACATTGTTAAACCTCCTCTAACTAACTATTTATCTATCAATTCTATATCTGTTACCTGATTTACCTCGCCCTCAGGATATTCATACACTTTAATTATTGCTTTTTTATTTTTGAAATAGTCGCCATAGGATTCTAGATCTTCACATACCCCAGTATACTCATATTCAATTTCATTAATACCATAATTACCATATACATCAGCATAATTAAATTGTCCTGTATGTTCAAAATAAAATTTTTTTAAAGGAATTTTAAGAGAGTGCCTTCCAAATAATCTCGTAGGAGTATATTTATACTTATTAATGTATTTTTCAATAAATGAAAAAGTTGGAAATTTTTTAAGACACCATATAGAGAATCTAGCATATTCTACTTTAGCTTCATTCTCCACCCATTCAGGGTATTCCATACTTTTTAAATCTATATTCAACAGCCCAAATCTAGCCTCTATATACTCTTTGCTTAATGTATATTTCTCACAAAAGTAACTTTTTACTTTCTCTATATCTTTATTTTGCTCCAAAATATAATTTATAATATAAGCATTTAAAAATACATTTCTCCCAATTACAGTAGCTTCAACTTCCAGATATCTTTTTTCAGTATCTACAGAACTTTTACATAAACTATCTCCATAAAGAATAGGATGCCCCGCAATAATATGACCTGCTTCATGGTGGAAATTGTAATTAGTTCTGGTTTTTACTTGCCCTTCAAAATAAAGGATAAAAAATTTTCCATACTTATATGAGCTATAAGCATCAGCTGATAATTCAGGATAATCAAAAACTCCATAGGGAATAAGTTCCCAGCCCATAGCCTTAAATAATTTTTCTGGATCCCTCCAATAATGTTTTACATCTAAATTTTCTAAGAACTCAGATGCCAGTCTGTATGCATCAGGATATTTAAACAATTAAGTCCCTCCTTATCTCTTTTTTGATAAATAAAAATCAATTAAATCATTTACTGCTTTTACTTCAGAATCATCTAACGCCCCCATTTTTCTAGCTGCCGCATTAGGAATATTTTTAATTTCACCAGTGTATAAATACTCAATAGTCGTATTCAGAATAACAGCAACTCTTGCTACTTTATCTATCGAAGGATAAGCAGCACCCCATCTTCTAATAGATCCATTTCCTAAATTTGCTCTTCTCTCTACTTCTGCTATGCTTATTCCTTTTTCTTGGCAAAGTTTTTGAATAATTTCTAGCATATTCATCTTAAAACCTCCTATTTTGAGTGATTTAAGCGTATTAAAAAATTTAAAAAATTTTTCTTGACATTTAGAATACAATCTAATATAATTAGAGTGTAAGCAAATATATACGCTATAATTTTATAAAACATCATAATTAATGTCCTGATAAGCATTTTTAGATATGTTGTTTTTATTATGCGTATATATTAGCACAAACTCTATGAAAAGTCAATAAAATTCTACGATTAAATTATAAAAGGAGGTAAATATGGCAAGATTAGATTTTGAAATGGAAGTAAAAAGGGTATTAAGAGAAAAAGGAATGACACAAGCAGATTTAGCAAGACTGCTTGGAATAAAACCTGCTTACTGCTCTGACATTATTAGAGGAAACAGAAATGGAGGCGATACTAAGAAGAAAATGGTTAAATTTCTTGGACTTAAAGAAGCCTAGAAAATTAATATCATAAAGAAAGGAGTGATTGAATGGCAGAATTAAAATTAAAAAATCAAATAACAAGTTTGGAACTATTGGAGCAAGTAAATCTATTTAGAAAAGAAGAGTATAAAGAAAAGCAAAAGAATGGAACTTTAACAAAAGCTGAAGCTAAAAGAGGTAAATTTGCAAAATTAGAACATTATGATTTATTAAAAATAATAAGAGATGAATTTTCAGAAGAAATACAAGACGGAAAAATTTCCTGCTTGTTCTACTCTACTAAAATTGGAAATGGGGCAGAGAAAGAAAATCCATATTTTATCTTAACTCTTAATCAAGCTAAGCAGGTCTTGTTGAGAGAAAGCAAATATGTTAGAAGAGCTATTATAGCTTATATAGAAGTTTTAGAACAAGCAATAATAGATAAAGCAAAAAGTGAATGGTTGCTAACAAGACAACAGGGAAAGTTAGTAAGAAGAGAAGAAACAGATGCCATTCAAGAGTTAATAGAATATGCAAAAAGGCAAGGGAGTGAACATTCAGAAAAGTTATATATGACTTATAGCAAGTTAGTAAATTCACTTGTAGGAATAAAGGCAAATTCAAGAGATAAAGTTGACTTTGGGATATTGATGATAATAAGACAGCTAGAAGATATGTTTACAAGAGTAATAACAAGTTCTATGGAAAATGAAATACACTACAAAGAAATCTATGAAATCTGTAAAAAGCAAGGCACTCAATTTATAGAAATTGTTAATGGGGATGTAAAAAGTCTTGGGTATGTGAATTAATTAAAAAATAAGGAGGGAGAAAATGCTAGATATAAAGAAAATATGGGGGGATACTTACTTGGTTAATGGTGAGCATCTAACACAAGACTATAATCAAGCGGTAATAATTGCCAACAAAGGTAAAAAAATAAGAAATTTTGAAGTAGATTATATGGAAACTACTTTTTGGAAAAGATTAAAAAATAAACTTAACTTTCCATTTCTATTATTAGAAAGCTGGATGTGATGATTATGTTAGAGTTTGCAGATGTAAATAGAGTAATTGAATTATTAGGTTGTAGCCAAGCAATGGCATATAAAGCTATTAGAACACTTAATTCTGAACTTAAAGAAAAAGGTTTTTTAACTATACAAGGGAAGGTGAATGAAAATTATTTGAGAGAAAGATATGGTTTAGAAAAAAGAAAAACATCTGTTGACAGCGACCAAACTAAAACAGATGTTCAAAACAAATAGGGTAGGTATTACTCTACTTACCCTTGATTTTACTACAAATATTAAAAAATATCAAGGAGGAAATTTTATGCTAACAGTTTATGTATCTCATCCTTATGGTGGGAAAGAAGAAAATAAAAAAATAGTTGAAGATTTTATAAGACAAAAACAAAAGAAATACAAGGATGTAACTTTTATATCACCAATTCACACATTTGGTTGGCAATATAACGAAGTTGACTATGTAAAAGGAATTAATGATTGTCTTGACTTGCTTTCAAGATGTGATGCAATTATCACAAAAAGATTAGATGAAGTTTTAGATTCAAGAGGTTGCATAATTGAAGTTGGATATGCAAGAGGAAAAGGATTAAACCTTGTTCTTTGGGACAAATTTGACGAGTATATGAAAAGATTTGATGATGATTTTGAAGATGATGAGGATGAGGATTAGGTGATAGGTATGTTAAAAGCAAAATTTGTAGACAAAATTTTGGAAGTTATGCAAGAAGAGGCAGACAGAATTTGGATAGATGACAAAGAAGTAACAGTTTATTTTAAAGATTCAAAAGATGTAGATGGTAATGCCGAAATATTGAAGCATATCTATACTTTAAAGCTAAATGAAGCCGTAGGAGAGTACAGAATTTCTATTGACTATGAATTAAAAACAATAGAAATACATAGAAAATATGACTTTGTATGTTTAAGAAATTTCAAAAGTTGTGATAATAAAATTTGGACTGCTATTCTGGAAGATTTAGAAAAAGATAAGGTGAAAAATAATGATAAATAGATGGGAAGTATTGGAATGTATGAGAGAATTCCCCAATAAAACAAGACAACAAATAGCTGAACATCTGAATGAAGATTATGAAGCTATTAAAAAATGTGTTGCTAGGTTTAGAAAAAATGGTTGGATTAAAGAAACAGATAAAGGTTGGGTGGTTCTTAAAACTCCACAAATAAATAAGTCTGATGATAAGATAGAAATCATTGAAGAAATGATTGAATCTCTATTGGAAGATTTTAAAAATAGCACAAAAGTAAGTGAAAAAATAAGATTAGCTGAATTATTAATACAATTGTTAAGCAAATTTTAGGAGGAATATGTTAGAAAAGCAAGTAGAAAATCAAATTAAAAAATGGTTAGAACAACATAACTATTGGTATTTTAAAGTACATGGTGGACCTTTTCAAAAAGTTGGAGTACCTGACATCATAGCCTGTATAAATGGAAGGTTTGTTGCCATAGAAGTTAAAAGACCCAGTGGTGGAGTTATATCTAAGTTACAACAAATACAAATGGAAAGGATAAAAGTTAATGGTGGTGTGGTAGGAGTAGCAAGAAGTTTAGATGAGTTCTTAAAAATATTAAAGGATAGTGAATCGTTATGATGCTATACCAATATCAAAAAGATTTGTTGGATAAAAGTTTAAAAAACTATATCTATCCACTTGGAACAGGGACAGGAAAGACTATTTTATCTATACATCATTATTTTAAATATGCAAAAGATAAAAAATTAGTTATAGTTGCACCAGCTCAAAAGGTTAAAGAAGGTGGTTGGGATAGAGAAATTAATAACTTCAATAAATATTATGGAGTAAATATAAATTATGAAGTTTTTAGTTATGGAAGATTAAAGCATGTAATTGGAGATAAGGAGACATACTTAATCTTTGATGAATGTCATTACATAAAAAACTATAAGAAATCTCAAAGAAGTAAATTAGCATTAAAACTATGCAAAGTTTGTTATGGTCATTGTTTATTAAGTGCGACACCAGCCTCAAATGGTTATCAGGATTTAGGAAACTATATGGCTATATTTGGGATATATAAAAGTGGATATAGTTATGAAAAAGCTAATGCAATAAAGAAACTAAACTATATGGGATTTAGTGAAATAGTTGGTTGGAAAAACACAGGATATATTGATAAATGTTGGAAGGCTATAAGTAGTGCAGCTCTTAATAAAAATGACTGTATAGATTTACCAGATCTAGTATTTGAAAAAAAGTATTTCAATGCTGGAGAAGAATACATAACTATAAAAAAAGATAGAGTTTTAGGAGATGAATTATATGATAACTCTCCAAAATTTATAGCGGGGCTTAGACAATATGCTGGATTTAATGAAAAACTAGAATATTTAAAAGAGTTTAGAGAATCAACAGATAGTAATATCTTAATATTCTATAACTTTAAAAAAGAAGCTGAAGCTATAAAGAAATTAATAAAAGTAGATTATGAAGTGAGTGGCTCACTAAGTAAAATACCAAAGTTTGAAGATTTTAAAAATCTAAAAAACAAAACTACTCTTGTGCAGATTCAAGCAGGAGGAGCAGGTATAGAGCTTCAATATAATTCAGAAGTAATATTTTTTAGTCCCACTTGGAGTTATCAAGACTATGAGCAAGCCATTGGTAGAGCTTATAGGATAGGTCAAAAAAACAAAGTAACAGTTTATAAGTACATTGGACTAGAGACAATAGAAGAAAATGTTTATACAAAGTTAGATAACAAAAAAGACTTTGTAGATAAGTTATTAAGTTTAGAAGATTTAGGAGGATATGAATGGAACAAGAAAAATTAATATCACATACTCCAGGAGAGAATGTGACAGAGAATAGAAATAAGTATCTTGGCGGGAGTGATTTACCAGCATTATTTAATGTAAGTCCTTTTAAAGATTGCTTTACATTAGCTAGAGAAAAAGCAGGTGTAATTCCAGCAGTTTTTAAAGGTAATGAATATACTAGATATGGTCAATTATTAGAGCCACAAATAAGAGATTATATCAACAGTATCTATGAACTTAAATTTAAGGAAAACACAAATATTAATGAAGATTTAAGATTAAGAAGTAATTGTGATGGATTAGATAAAGAAGCAGGATTATTACTAGAAATTAAAACCAATGCAGGAGATAAAACAACATATGAAGATGTATATGATTATATATTACAAATGCAGTTATATATGTATCAATTTGATGTTGAGAAAGGTTACCTAGTTCAATATAAAAGACCAGAGAACTTCTGGAGTGGATTAAATTATGAAACTCAAAATACAGATGATTACTTCAATCAAGAGTTTGATCCTCAAAGAATATCTGTGATGGAAATAAAAAGAGATAATAATTTAATTGCAGAGATATTAAAAAAAGCTGATAAATTTTGGGATCAAGTTCAAAAGTTAAGAGAAAATCCAAATATGTCAGAACAAGAGTTTTACTTTGGAGATAGCTTAACAGAATACAATAACACAATTAATAAATTATCTTTACTTGAAAAAGAATTAGCTAAACTTGATGAAATGGAAAAAGAAGCTAAAACTCAAAGGGAAATATTATATGGATTAATGGAAAAAGTAGGAGTTAAAACAATAGTTACAGATGCTCTTATGATTACGAAAGTAAATCCTACAACAAGTAAAGCTATCGATTCTAAAAAATTAAAAGAAGAACTACCAGAAATTTATGATAAATATACAAAAGTTAGTAACAAAAAAGGTTATGTAAAAATAATAGTTAGAGCAGATAAAAACATAGTGGAAGAAATTAAGGAAGAAATAACAAGTAATAAAAATATTGATAATAGTAAAAAGTCAGCACTTGCTGCACTAGGATTATAAGGAGGATAAGATGATTAAATTACCAGTAAACGAACCAAAAATAGCAGATATTACACCAAAAAGCTTCTTAATATGGGGTGAGTCAATGTCAGGAAAAACTTACTTAGCAAGAGAATTTGATAACCCATTAATAATTAATACTGATGGGAATGCAACAAAAGTTAATACTCCATCTATTGCAATTAAAAACTTTGCAGAATTTGCAGAAGTTATTGAAGCATTGAAAAATGAAAAACACACATATAAGACTGTAATTATAGATTTGATAGATGATATTGAAACTATGTTAACAATTCATATATGTGAAGCAGCAAAAGTTGAATCATTAGCCGATATTCCATTTGGGAAAGGTTATGCTAAATTCAATGCAGTATGGAAGAAGCTAATGATTGAATTAACTCAAATGAATATGAATGTAATATTTATATCTCATTCAATAGAAAAATCTGAAAATAATGGGCAAACAATGTATCAAGCTCCTAGTTTAGGACAAAAACCATTAAATGCTTGTATGGGTAGATGTGATTTCTCTATACAAACTAAAAAAATTGGAAGCAATTACATTAGAATATGCACTAACAAAAGAGAAGCATACAAAGAAGAAGATATAAAAGACAAAAAGATTCTTGGAATCTTAAAAACAGTTAAAGGTGTTTTTGAGATAAAACCAACAATTAAACAAGTATCATCAACAAAAAATGAAAATGTAAGTAAAACAACAGATAACACAAATAATATAAATAAAGATGGAGGTAACAAATAATGAGTATAGCAGATATCATGGCAGAATTAGAGGCACAAGATTGGAAAGCAGGAGATAAGGAAACAGATTTTTCTGTAGCCGATGGAGTTTATGAAGGAGTTATAGAAGGACTTGAATACAAGGAAAATGAAAAAGGTACTCAATGGTTTTCATTTACAGTAAATCTAATAAATGAAAATAAAAAGTATTTTGCAAATGTATACTTTAGTGGAAAAATGGCAGCTATGAACCTAAAAAAATTTATAAATATTATATTAAATCTAACAGGAGAAGCATTAACATCTATGGATTTTGCTAATGAAGTAGCTTTAGCACAAAGATTAAATGATGAGCTAATTGGAAAAGATGTAGTTATAGAATTAACAACTAAAAAAGAATTCCAAAACTTCAAGTTTATTTTCCAAGAATAGTAGAATTAATAGGAAAAATAAAAGGGAGAGTTAAACTCTCCCTAACTATTCTATGAAAGGAGGGTAAATAAATGAGAAGAGATATAGTTGGATTTTATGACTTTGAAGTTTTTATGTGTGATTGGTTGGTTGTTATAATCACTACTCAAGATGAAGAAATAATAATACACAATAATCCTGAATTATTAAAAAAGACAATGAATAATATAAATTGCTTAATAGGATTCAATAATCATAATTATGATGATTTAATACTTGCAGGAATAGTATCAAGGAATATGACACCAGGAGAAGTATATAAACTATCCCAATCTATTATTAATGGTGAGAATACAAGCTTTTATAAAAAAATAGCTAATCAGTTACCAACATTAGATACTAAACAAGAGCTTCCACCTGGAGTTAGTCTAAAAGAAATTGAAAGTAATATGGGTATGAATATAATTGAAACTCCAGTATCTTTTAATTTAGATAGACCTTTAACATCTGATGAATTTATGGAAGTAATAAAGTATTGTAGACATGATGTTGAAACAACAAAAAAAGTATTTGAGTATAGAAAAGACTACTTTGAATCTAAGATAGATATTTGCAAAGAATTTAACTTAGATAGATTAGATACAAAGAAAACAAGAGCTAACCTTGCTGCAAAAGTTTTACAGTGTAACAAATCTAAATTACCAACACAAGCAAGATTAAACAAAGATAGATTATTATTCACAATTACAGATAAATTAAGAAAAGAGAATATTCCTCAGCCAATTTTAGATTTTTATGATGATATTCAGAAAAGATTTCAAGTTGGAGAAGATTTCAAAGAGTTAGAAAAAGAAAGCTTAGTATTTAATTTATGTGGAGTGGATCACACTTATGCTTTTGGTGGGTTACACGCAGCAAGACCTAATTTTTTCTATGAAGGTAATATGTTGATGGTTGATGTTGGAAGTTATTATCCTAGTATGATTATTAATTTTAACTTTATGTCTAGAGCTTCTGAGCATCCTGAACTATATAAAAAACTATATGATACAAGAATGGAATATAAGAAAAATAAAGACCCAAAACAAGGAATATATAAAATACTTTTAAATGGAACATTTGGTGCTTTAAAGAGTGAATTTAATAGTTTATATGATCCAGTTCAATCAAATAACATTTGTATAAATGGGCAGTTATTATTAACAGATTTAATAGTTAGTTTAAAAGATTATACAAGAGTAATACAAAGCAACACTGATGGAATATTGGTGGCATATGAAGAAGATGATTTACCAAAAATTATAGAGTTATGTAAAGAATGGGAAAAAAATTATAGTTTAAGTTTGGACTACGATTATGCTATAAAAATAGCTCAAAGAGATGTTAATAATTACATCTTAAAAGTAAAAACTAAAGATGGTTACAAATTGAAAGGAAAAGGAATATTTCAAAATCATGATGGCGGAAATTTTGAAAAGAATAATCTCACAATTATAGACATGGCTTTAAAAGCTTACTATATGGATGATATTTCTGTTGATAAGTTTATATTATCTTTAATAAAAGAAAATAACTTAATGCCTTTTCAACAAGTAGCTAAAATGGGTGGAACCTTTCATCATGTAGAAACAGTAGTAAATGGTGAAGCTATTGAACTACAAAAGGTCAACAGAATATTTGCAACTTGGAAAAAAGAATATGGACCAATACATAAAATCAAAATTGAAAATGAATCTAAAAAATACACTAAAATTCCAAATTCTGCTGATAGAATTTATATTCACAATGAAGAAATTGAGAAACTAGATAAAAGTATTTTAGATTTAGACTACTATAGAAAATTGGTGGAGAAAAACAAATTTACAGATAGAAAGGTGGTATCATGGGAACTATTCGAGCAAAATACATAGAATTAGAACCAGGAACAAGCAAACCCAAGGTATCATTTGATGAATTTGTTTATGATATTTCTAAAATATCTGATGCTGCGTTCTTAGTTCCAGAAGATGTTGTGGTAGTTGATTTTGACCATATTGGTGATTTGTGGAGGGATATACTTAATAAGTATCCAACTAGAGCAATAAAGACTACTCGTGGAGCACATTTATATTATAAAATTCCACCAAACTTAAAATTACATAACAATATAAATATTATGACTTATTGTGGTTTAAATGTTGATTATAAGACAGGATATGGAAAGAAAAAGGCATCAGCTAAGGTAAAGGTCAACGGACTTCTTAGAACGATTTTAAATGATACACCAGTTGATAATTTAACTATATTACCTTTGGCTTTATATCCTATTCCTGCTGTGAAATATAATCTATATGATCTTGATGATGGTGATGGAAGAAACCAAGCTATTTATAAACATATAAAAGCATTACAAGATTATGGAGTACCTCAACAAAATATAATAGAATTTGCTGATTTTATAAATAATAAAGTTTTTAAAACACCATTAACAGATGATGAATTAAAACCAACTATTTTATCTGCTTTTAAAAAATCAGATGATGAAAAAATAGAACTTTATTATGAAGATAAAAATGGTAATAAGAAATTAGACATATTTGCTGTTGCAGAATATGTAAAAAAATTATTTCAATTAAAAATTTACAATGGTAGATTTTATTTTCTCAAAGAAGATAAAGATGACAAAAAAAATTATGTAGGAAATGAAAGTACAAATAATATTTTAAGAGAAATATTAGAGCAAATGAAATTAAAATTAAAAAAGTCTCAGGACAATGAATTGCTGCATCAGTTAACTAAAATCGCAGACATTGAACCTAATACAAATAATTATCCAATAAAATTAAACAATGGATTTATATTAGATGGAGAAGATGTTTTACATATGGATACAGTATTCACACCATTTAATTTAGATGTAACATATAATCCAGAGGTAGTGTGTGATGATGTGGATAATTATATAAAGTGGTTTTGTAACAATGATGAAAGTTTAATAATGCTATTTGAAGAAATATTAGGACATATATTAATGACTTCTAGTTTTCCACATCATGTGTTTTTCTTTGTGGCAAATAGTGGGAAAAATGGTAAGAGCACAACATTAAATATGATATCTAATTTTGTCGGAGACTTACATAGCTCAGTAGCTTTAGAAGAATTTGATAAGTCAGAAAATTTATTTGCAATAAATGGAAAACTCGTAAACTGTGGAGATGATATTGATGCTTCACTCATAGAAAAGTCAAGAGCAGTTAAAACTCTTGCAGCAGGGAATGAAATACTTTGTAGAGCATTGTATGAAAATCCAATAAAAATGAAATCAGTCGCAACATTATTATTTACTTGTAATGAGATGCCAAACTTTAAAGATAAATCAGGTGGAATAGCAAGAAGGGTTATATGCTTTCCTTGCAATGCTGTAGTAGAAAAAATTGATATGAAAATAGACCAAAAATTATCAACAGCAGAAGCTAAATCAAGGCTTCTAAATTTAGCAATAAAAGGTATGAAAAGAATTATAAATAATGGTGGAGAACTTACAAAAAGTGAACTTGTTAAGGAACTTACAGATAGATATTTGACTGAATCTGATAATGTTAAATTATTTATTGAAGAATATGGAGAAGATTTTATTTTAGATGACATCAAAAATGATACTTTTGGCAAGATTTATGTTTGTTACACTAATTTTTGTGATGAAAGTGGATATGGTGCATTAAGTAAAAAAAGATTTTCTCATAAATTAGAAGCTCTTGGATTTGAAACTTATAAAACAAATGGAAAATTAAAAATTAGAAGAAAAACACATGGGTGGATTAAAATTTAATTTTAAGTGCTCGATTAAATTTTTAAGTGCTACATCAGTGCTCGATTGAGTGTTAGATTATTATAATTTTAATATTGGTAATTAAGCAAAAGTATTACAAGTGATATATTTATTTATACTTTTTTATTAAAAATATATAAATATATAATAAATATAATAAAAAGAAAAAAAAGATGTAAAGAGAAAATCTAGCACTTTTATCACTTTCCTTTTAACACCAATGAAAAACTAAAAAAAAATCAAACACTCAATCCCACCCTTATCTAGCACTTTATAAAAATCTAGCACTTTTTTTTAAATATTTTTAGGAGGAGTAAATGGAAAATAAAAATATAGACAATGTAAATAACCCAAATCATTATAAACTTGGCTGTGGAGTTGAAAGTATAGAAATAATTAAAAGAGTATTAGGAATGAGAGGATTTGTAGCTTTTTGTCTTGGGAATATTCTTAAATATTTAATAAGAGCAGAAAAAAAGAATGGTAAGGAAGATTATAAGAAAGCAGCTAAATATTTGGAATGGGTAATAGAAAGAGATAATCATGATAAATATGCAGTTATACAAATTATTGATATTAGCAATTTAGAAAAAGATTTAGGTGTTGAATGGAGTAAAATCATTTCTGAAATAGCGAAAGATTTGAATGTAGAAAATACTTTTGAATTAGATAGCATTTTTAGAAATATTTTTAGTGAAAATTATGAAATGGCTAGGGACATATTAGATGATTTTATAAAAGAATATGAGGAATAGGCTATGGCAATTAGAAATAAAAAAGAAATGGAAATATTTTATAAAAAAGCTCTAAAAAAGATATTAAGTTTTAGAGCTGATGAATTAACAATAGAAGAATTTACACAGGTTAAGAGATATGCTGAAAAGCTAGAAGTTTATAGATTTGTGAGGAGGAAGTAATGCAGAAAAATAAAGAACTATTTGAAGTTAGACAATATTTTGATACATATTTAGAGAAAAAATGGGTATTTGATACGAGAGAAGAGGCAGAGAAATTTTATAAATTAATGGATAATAAAAGAATAAGTAATTTAACAATGTATCAAATAAGAAAAGTAAGTACAAATGAAATATTAAAATAAATAATTTGGAGGAAGCAATGAACATTAATAAAATAAAAGAAGATAAGTATGAAATTGATGAAAGAACTTTAAATTTATTATTGATAGATATGATTTAGGCAATTATTTCAAAACAAAAGAACAAGCTCAAAAAGTAGTTGACAGCAAAGAATGGCAAGAGTTCTGGGCTAAGGTAAGAGCAGGAGAGATTGGAGGAGAAAATGATTAAAATAATAAAAAATAATGAAATAAATAAAAATACAAGATATAAATTTTATGCTACTGGATGTAATTGTTGTAATGGGACTAATAATATAAATATATTAGAAATTAAAGCAGATGGCTCTAACTCAGGAACAATAATACCTATATGTGATAAATGTTTACAAGAACTAAAAAAGAAGATAGAAGATTTAGAGGTTGAAAATGTGGAAGTGTAAAGAATGTGGTTGTACAAATTTTAAATTAGGGATTAGTGGATATGTAGATACAGATTTTAATAGAATTGGGATGAAAAAAATTTATGAAACAACATTAGAAATAATAAATGAAGAGTGTGTAGAGTGCTGTAAATGTGAAAATAATGGTAATTATATACAAAATATAGCTGATTGGGTTGATGATGAATGAATACACCTGAAATGGAAAAATTAATATACTGGTATTTTAAAGATAGTAGTTTAGTGATTGTTCCAAAAATTAGTGGTAATAACTGGTGGCTTGATACAGAATCAGATCCTATGATTTGGAGAAATATAGTAAATCACGAATGCGATATGTTAATTGTTACTAAAAAATGCTATTTAACAGAAGTTGAAATAAAAATATCTTTATCCAATTTAAAAGCTGATTTTAAGAAAAAACATCAGCATAAAGATGAGAATATTAAAAATTTTTATTATGCTTTCCCAGAAGAGATAAAAGAGAAAGCTATTGAGTTTATTCCAGAAGAAGTAGGAATATTAATAGCAGTCAAAAAATACATTCATAATGGAGAAGAATATAGAGAAATTAAATGTTATAGAAAACCAAAAATAAATAAAGAGCCTAAACCTATAAATGATAAGGTTTTAAGTATGATTTATAGACTTGGTTATTTAAGATATTGGAATTACAGAACATCAAAGGAAGTGAGATAATGGAATTTAAAAGACCAGAAAATTTTGAGGATATATTAAAATTACAAAAACATTTGGATGAAAGTATACATAATTTTAGAGAAAGAACAGAAGAAGATATAAAAACTTCTATGATAGCAGAGTTGATAGAGTTTAATGAAGAAACAAAATACAGTCACAAAACTTGGAAAGCAAAAGAATACAATAGAGATAAAGAACTAGAAGAACTGACTGATGTTTATTTCTTTTTTGCACAGCTAATAAATTATAAAAGCAGAGATGGCAGATTTGAAAAAGAATGTTATTGTCGTGAGTTTGAATTTTTTCCTGATTATTACGCAGGCAGTTATTTTACTAGATTAATTTATAATTTGATAGATAACAATTTTAATTGGTTCTTTGGTGGTTTACTAACTTGTTCTGCAAAACTAGGCTATACAAAAGACGACATACTTAACTGCTACTGGGAAAAGTGGCAAAAGAATATGCAAAGAATTGGGAAGGAGTGGAATTGATGAAAACACAAGAGCAAATTCAAATGGAAATAGGTAGATTGAATAAATCAAATTTGGATTTTAATGAGAAATTAAAAGTTACAAAAGGAATAGGAAATAGAGAAATAATCAGACATGAGGTAAGAAAAAACGAAAGAAAAATTAAAATTTTAGAATGGGTATTGGAGGAGTAGAATGAAAGGAGAAAATACTATAATTGAAAGAATAACAAAACTTAAAAGACAAAATATATTCTTAGAAAATCAATATAAGAATGAAACTGATACAGATAAAAAACTTGAGATAAATACAAAAATTTTAGATAATAACAAAACTATTAGTAATCTGCAATGGGTATTGGAGGGATAAAATGAATTTAGAACAAATAGTAAAAGACTTAGAAAAACAAGGATATATTGTAAAAACTATATTTCCAATATTGCCAAACAGTTTTGGATTTAATGATAATTTTGAAAATTTAATCAATGATAATGGTTTTTGGTTGGAAGATATTAAATATCCAGAAGGACAAGAAGCTATCAAATTTGGAGAAGATATTGAAGATTTTGAATTTACAACTGAGGATTTTAATAATATTAAATGGAATGGCTATAATTGGTTGGTTGTTGTAGATAGAAAAACAGGAGAATATTCTGGAACTTCATATTTACAGGCATACAAAGATATATTAAATTTAAAAATGGAGGGGTAGTAATGGCAACACAGGAACAAAAGATAATTTTTAGAAAGATGGAAGAAATATTAAGAAATTATCCTAAATATCAGAAAAGAATAAAAATGGAAATAGAAAATTTACAGAATCCACAACTTAAAAAGTCATGTGGTCCTGGTGGACATGGTGGAAGCAACTATAACTTTAAAAGTGAAATGGAGCAGATAGAAGAACTTAAACAAAGAATTTCTAATAATATTAGCAGATATGAGGAAATAATTTTTAGGATAGATGAGTGCCTAAGTATGGTGCAAGACCACAAGGATTATGGATTCATCAAGATGAAGTATTTTGACAAAATGACTTATGAAGAAATTGCTGAAAAGCTAGGGGTTTCTTTAATGAGTACATATAGAATGAGAAATAATATTCTGAGTGCTTTGGAAATACACTTTAAAACACAGAGATTAATAGAGTTTTAATATAGTTTTGTTAAAATCGTGTTAAAAAGCTGTTAAAAATGCGTTATTGTACTGTTAGTTTTTATGTGATAGTATGGTAGCATGTAAGAAATATAGAAGTTCATAAGAACTTCCTCCTTATTGAATATAAATTATTTCAGTAGTTTAAGACTCTACTCTAAAAAAGTCTTAATCTTATGGAGAGTTATGCAAGTCAGGTAAGCGAGTTCTCGAGAGGTTTCGTGGGTTCGAATCCCACACTCTCCATTAAATAAAATCTTATTGTAAAAACTTCTATAAATTCATAGGAGTTTTTTTTATTTATAAAATTGGAGGTGAAGTAGCATTGAAATTAAATGCAAGACAAAAGGCTTTCTGTGAATATTATGTAGCTTGTGGCAATGCTACTGAGGCTGCAATAAAGGCTGGGTATAGTGAGACATATAGCAAGACAAGAACTAATGTTTTATTACAGAATGTCGAGATTTGTCGATATATAAAAGAACTACAAGAGAAAGCAAAAAGTAGTAGAATTATGACAGCTATTGAGAGAAGGGAATTCTTAACATCAATGATTAAAGATGGAGCTGTTAAAGATACTGATAGATTAAAGGCATTAGATATATTAAATAAAATGGATGGAGAGTATACTCAAAAGGTTGAGGTAAATGGAAATATAAACTCTAATCCTTTTAATGGATTAACTACAGAGGAATTAAAAGAAATAATAAAAGATTAATGGAGGTGTTGTGGGGGTGTATGATAAAGAATTAATAAAATTAGAAGCTAAAAAAGAATTAGCTAGGAGAGATTTCTGGTATTATTGTAAATTGCTAGGTAAAAAAGATTTTTATAATGATAGAAAAGAATATTTAAAAGATTTATGTAATCAGTTACAAAGTTTTATTGATTCTAATAAAAAGATATTAGTTATTAATATGCCCCCTCGACTCTGATTTGGTAAATCTTACACAGCAACCTTATTTGTTCAGTGGCTACTGGGAAGAAATAACAAGTTAAAAATTATGACTGGCTCATATAACGAAACTCTTTCATCTACATTTGCTAAGCAAGTAAGAGATATGATAGCAACAGAACAGACACAAGGGGTAACAGTTTATAGAGATATATTCCCAGATACTAAGATTAAGTATGGGGAAGCTTCAATGAATAAGTGGGCTTTAGAAGGAAGTCAAGTTGCAAATTATTTGGCTACATCTCCAACAGGAACTGCAACAGGATTTGGAGCAGATTTAATAGTTATAGATGACTTAATAAAGAACTCTGAGGAAGCATATAACTCTAATGTACTTGAAAAACATATTGATTGGTTTACTAATACAATGTTATCAAGAACAGAAAAAGGTTTTAAATTAATAATTATAATGACCAGGTGGGCAAGTAATGACCTAGCTGGTTTTATTTTGTCTAATTATGATGATGTGGTTCACATAAATTATAAAGCTATTAATGATGATGGAACACCTTTAGATGAAGAAACATTATCACTTGAGGATTTTGAGTTCAAAACTAAGAATATGGCAAAAGAAATTGTATATGCCAACTACCAGCAAGAGCCAATAGATATTAAGGGTAGATTATACAGCGAGTTTAAAACTTATGTTGATTTACCTAAAGAAAAAATAGTTAAAATATCAGCCTATTGTGATACTGCAGACACAGGAGAAGATTTTTTATGTAATATTATTTATGCAGATTGCAAGGACAGTGCTTATATTTTAGATGTTATCTATACAAAAGAAGCTATGGAAATAACAGAACCTATGGTTGCTGAAGCATATAAGAAGTTTAATGTAAATGTTGCAGATATAGAAAGCAATAACGGTGGTAGAGCATTTGCAAGAAATATTGAAAGAATTACAAGAGACAAAGGAAATTATAAAACTGTTATTAAATGGTTCCATCAAAGTGGAAATAAGATAGCAAGAATATTATCAAATAGTGCTTGGGTTAATGTAAATATCTATATGCCAGTTGACTGGGAAAATAAATGGCCAGAATTTGCAAAAGATATTATCTCTTATCAAAAGGAAGGTAAAAACAAGCACGATGATGGACCAGATGCTTTAACTGGGGTTGCTGAAAAGATGAATATTGATGGATACAACTGGAATCTATAAAGGGAGTAAATATATGTTTGAGTTTATAAAGAACCTGTTTAGGAGAAAAAAAGATATGAATAGAGTAGCAGTAAAAGAATTAGAATTGATAATCAGAAACTTCTTAGGTAGTAAAGAATTAAAAAAAATGCAATTAGGAGATAATTACTACAAAGGAAAACATGATATTTTAAACAGAGTTAGAAAAGTAATAGGACAGGATGGAAATTTAGTCCCAGCAGCTAATTTGCCTAATAATAAAATTGTAGATAATATGTTTGCTAATGCTGTGGATCAGAAAACAGATTACTTATTATCTAAAACCCCTAGTCTTTCATCTAAAAACGAAAAAGATATAGAAAACTTAAATAAAATATTCAACAGCAAATTTTTTAAGCTATTACACTCAATAGGCAAAGGAGCTTATTTGAACGGAATAGCTTTTTTATATGTTTACTACAACGAAAAAAGCAAGTTTTCTTTTAAAAAGTTCAAAGGGAGTGAAGTTATACCTATATGGAAAGATGATGATCATACTGAACTTGATTATGTAATAAGAATATACAATACAAAAAAATTTACTGGATTTGATTATAAAGAAGTTACTAATGTTGAGGTTTATACTTTGTCAGGTATAGATTATTATACTTGGAGTAATGGGTTAAGTTCTTTAATCAGACATGAAAACTATATGAAACTAGGAGATAAAGAATTTAACTGGGAATATTTTCCTGTTATACCATTCAAAGTAGATGAAACAGAAGTACCTTTAATTATAAGAGTTAAGAGTATTCAAGATGCAATCAATGAAATTATTAGTGATTTTAAAAATGCTATGGATGAAGATTCAAGAACTACTATACTTGTTATTAAAAATTATAATGGCCAAGGTGGGACATTAAGGCACAATATGAACCTTTATGGATATATTCCTGTTGCTGCAGATGGTGGGGTTGATAAACTAACTATTGAAGTTAATGCAGACAACTATGAAACTATCCTAAAAATATTGAAAAAATCTTTTATAGAAAATGCAAAAGCATTTGATGCAAAGAGCGAAAAATTACAGGGTAATGTAAATCAGATGAATATTCAATCTATGTATTCTGATATAGATTTAGATGCAACAGCACTTGAAAGAGAGTTCAAAGCCTCATTGAAAATGGTGTTATGGTTTGTAAAACAGCATTTAAAGGCTAATTTTAATGAAGATGACATAGATATTATATTTAATAAAGATATTTTAATTAATGAAAGCCAAGCAATTGAAGATTGTCAAAAATCCGTAGGAATATTAAGTACAGAAACAATAGTAGCTCAACATCCTTGGGTGAATGATTCTAAAGCTGAATTAGAAAAGATTAAAAAAGAAAAACAGGATCCTATTGAAAAAATAGAAGAAGTCTATGAAGGACATAATCATGAGTAAAAACTATTGGATAGATAGATTTACAGCTGAAGAAAATAGAATCAATGAAATATCTAAGGAGCAAGTAAAAGAAGCCAAAAAACAATATGACATAGCTTTAAAGAATACAAATCAAAAAATTTATGAGTTTTATGCTAAGTATGCAAAAGATAATAATATATCTATGCATGAAGCTAAACAAAGATTTAGTAAAAAAGAATTAAAAGAATTTAAAATATCTTTAAGTGAATATGTAAAAAAAGGTCAAAGTCTTGATATAACTCTTGATGATAGCATTATAAAAGAATTAAAGAATACTAGTGCAAGAGTTCATATAGAGAGACTTGAAGCTTTAAAGATGGAAATTAAAGCAGAAATAGGCTTGTTATCTAAGACCATGGAAAATAGATTAGATAAGCATTTAAGAAAAATTTATAGAGATAGTTATTATAGGAGTGCTTACAGTATCCAAAAAGGTTTAGATAAGTTTTCTAATATAGAAAAATTAAATCCTGAATTACTTGAAAATTTAATATATAAACCATGGACAAAAGATAATATTAATTGGAGTAAAAGGATCTGGGGGAATGATAGTAAGTTAGTTAATACTTTACATACTAATTTAACTCAAAATATTATAACAGGAAAACCTTTAAAAGAAGTTATAGATACTGTTGCTGAAAGATTTAATGTCGAAAAGAATATAGCCTCTAGGCTAATAATGACAGAAAGTGCAGCATATCATTCAAAAGCAAAAGAAAAATGTATGAAAGATTTAGGTTGTAAAAAATATGAAGTTATAGCAACTCTTGATGATAGAACTTCCTCTATTTGCAGAAGTATGGACAGTAAAGTATTTGATATGAAAGATTATCAAGTTGGGGTTACAGCTCCACCCTTTCATGTTAATTGCAGAACAGTTACAGCCCCTTACTATGATAAAATAGATGGAGATATTAACCTAAGAGCTTCAAGAACAGAAAATGATGATTATGAGTTAGTAGATGTTAGAGATTATCGTGATTGGTATGATAGATATGTTGAGTGGGATAACCAAAAATCTTATAATAAGTCTGACAATACTAAAACTAATCTTGAAACAAAAAATAAATCTGATATAATTAAATTAAGAAATGATACAATAGATAAGGAAATAAGAGAAAATGTTTTGAAAGATGTTAAACATAACTCAGGTCTTGGAACAGTAGGAAAAAAAGTTTTAAAAAATATAGGTTTAGATGAAAATTTAGAATTTGTAATTTCCGACAATAGAGGATCTGTTTCTGCTACTTATGATATAGAATTAACAAAAAGTAAAAAAATTATGTATAGAAGAAAATTTAAAAAAATGAAACTATCTCTAAATGATAGAAGAAATTTATATTACAGAGAAAAAACTATTTTTCATGAATCTTACCATGCTATGCTGAATAATAAGTTAACTGATGTTCATTATAGTGATATTGAATTTTATAAAAAGTGGAGAGATATAGAGGAAGTTTTTGCTGAATCATCGGGTCATTATTTATCAGATTTGATAGGAAATAAGGTGAAATTAGGAGTATCTTATCCTGAAAGAATGGTTGAAATATTACCTAGATTAAAAAAGTTTAGAAAATTTAATGAATGTAAAACTATTTCTGACTTTGGAAGAATAGTATATTATGAAAGATATAAAGGTAAAAACGCTATATGGCTCCCTATTAGAGATGAAATTTTAAAAAAAGAATTAGATACTTTAGGATATAGTAAAAAATATATTGACTATATTGAAAAAAACAAAAGTAAAATATTTGTATTGATTTATAAAAATGCTCCAGATATTTTATCAAAAGAAGAAGTAAGAAAAATAGTTAATAAAGGTACTGAAATAATAAAAAATGCAACTTCTCTTGATAATCTAACAGGTTTTGAGAAAGAAATTTTTTATAATGTTTTAGTATCAGCAATGAAATTAAAGGGGGTAAAATGATGTTTTTGTTTCTTTCAAAGGATCTAATAAATCAAAAAAATTATGATGAAGTTTATAAGTTATTAGATTTTATTTTTAGTGATATTGAAACTGTTTCAATTAAAGATGGAAAAGAGATAAATTTATCAAAAATAGAAAAAGAAAAAGCTTTAAAAAGAATTGAAGATTTGGGAGAAACAAAAGTTCTTAAAAAATATAAAGCCGGGAAATATATTGATATTTAAATTATTAGGAGGGTTTTTAATGAAAAAGAAAACAGGAAGTTTAATATTTTTTTTATTAATAGTTTTAGGTATTTTGGGATATTATTACTATAATAATATTTATGTCTTTAGATTTGTAGATAAAGAAAGAATCTTAAATGATAATTTTGAAATAGATGAAACTACAAGTGATTCTGTTAGATTTACGGAAAAAGGATTAGGATATAATTATATATTAAAAACTTTCACTCTACAAAAAATTAAAGATGATATAAAAGTTAAGTCTAGTTTTTTAATATCTGAAAGTATGTATCAAAAGACGGGTTATGATGAAATTCATAAAGATGATGATATCATTGTTTATTTAAAAATAGAAAATAGTGCTAACTATAACTATCGCATTAATAAGTATGTTAAAGAAAAAGAAGTATTTATTCAAGTCAATTATGTTTCAGAAGAAAAAATATTAGATTATAAAATTGACAACTTAGTTTCAGAGGCAGAGAGTTATTTAAAATATTAATGAACTAAGAGAGTTTTTTAACTCTCTTTTTTATTGCAAAGGAGAGTGGTTATCTTTAAATAATTTTAGATATTACAAAAGACAACTCGTGTTTTTAGTATTGCCCACGATAAAGAACAAGTGCTAAATTGCTGACATACAGCGTTAAAAATGAAAGGAGCAAACAAATGAATAAAGAGGATTTAATTAAGTTAGGACTAACAGAAGAACAAGCAACAAAGTTAATGGAAAAATATGGGAATATGATCCCACAAAGTAGATTTAATGAAGTTGTAGAGGAAAAGAATAAGTTAAAAGCAGATTTAACTGAAAGAGATAAACAATTATCTGAGTTACAAAAGAATAATGCAGATAATGAGGAATTAAAGAAACAAATTTCTGAATTACAAGAAAAAAATCAAGCTAGTGAGAAGGAATATCAAGAAACATTAGCTAAAATTAAGCTTGATAATGCTTTGGAACTTGCTTTAACAAACGCAGGAGCTAAAAATAATATAGCTGTAAAAGCATTATTGAAAATGGAAAATATAAAAATGGATAATGACAAAGTCATAGGTTTAACTGAACAAATAGAAGAACTTAAAAAGACAAATGATTATCTATTTAAAATTGAGGAAAAAGCACCACCAGCACCAGCGGGAATAACACCAGCTAACCCAAATGGGAATGGAAACCCTGCCGAACCTAAAATAACATTAGGTAGTGCTTTGGGTGCGATTTATAGTGGTAATAAATAAAATTTTAGGAGGTAAAATATGCCAGCAATAACATTAGCAGAAGTAAGACAAGGGCAATTAACAGATTTAGAAAAAGGTGTAATTGATGAAATTACAAAAGGAGATTATTTATTTCAAATGATACCATTTGATCCAATAGCTAACCCAATAAAAGGTGGGGCAGGCTGGTCAACATCTTATGTATATTTAAGTGATGAATCTCAAACAGGTTTTAGAAATATCAATGGAAAATATGATGATACATTCGCAAAAAAGAAAATGAAAACAGCGGAAGTAAAAGTTTATGGAGGTTCATTCTCTATTGATAGAGCATTAAGAGATCAAGGTGGAGTAGAAAATGAAGTTGCTTTTCAAATGGGGCAATTAATTAAATCAGCAAGAAAAGGTTTTTCATATTATTTAATAAATGGTTCAGTTGCAACATCAGCAGAACAATTTGATGGCTTGGATACTTTATTAAAAGGAACAGCAACAGATATGCTAGCAGATGCAACAGGATTTGATCTATCTACTTTTGATAAAGTTAAGGAAAATGCTTTAGAGTTTGCAACAAAATTAGATGAATGGTTATCTTTACTAAGTGAAAAACCTCATGTTTTAATAGGAAACTCTAAAATGATTACAAAAATAAAAGCAGCCGCAAAAGTAGCAAGTTTATATACTCAAACACCAACAAGCTATGGAGAACAAATTGATTCTTATGATGGAATCCCTTTGATTAAAGTTGAAAAATACATTCCTAAAGGGGAAACAACAGCAAAAGAAACAATAGTTATTGATAATGCTACTGGAAACACTTCTTTGTATGCAGTAAGATTTGGGGAAGATGCATTATCAGTTGCATCTCCATCTTCTGGAAAAGTAATAGATGTAATAGCTCCTGATTTTACAGTAGCTTCTGAACAAGCGAGAGGACTTGTAGAATTAAGAGGAGTGCCTATTTTAAAAACTTCAAGATCTTGTGGGGTATTAAGAAATATAAAAGTACAATAATGGAGGTAAAATATGTTTATAATAAAAGCTAAAAATGAAAGCTATACTGGTGAAATATCTGGTATAGTTTTTTTAAATGGAGTAGCAAAAATTGAGAACTTATCAGCAACTGATATAGAATGGTTTAAATCTTATGGACATATAGTAGAAGAAAAAACAGAAGAAAATACTATTGAAGAAACTCCTGCTGAAGAAACAAATGTTGAGGAAGTAAAAACAGAAGAAGTAGGAAAAAGTAAAAAGGGAAAATAATTATGATAGATATTGTTGGGGATAAAGTTAAAATTATAGAGGAATTAAAAAATATGTTACTTGGATATAATTATACTTTACAAGATGATGATAAACTATTTGATATTATTTTACCTAAGAATTTACAAAATCTTAAAAATATCTTAAATAGAAAAGAAGTGCCAGATGAGTTATATTATGTATTTCTATGTAGATGTGTAGGAGATTATCTTAATGTTAAATATTCCACAAACACCTTAAATATAGATACTCTTAGCTTTGAGCCAATGTTAGCCTCACTTACAGAAGGTGGAGTTTCTATGAGTTTTAAGGGTAATACTAATCAAGAAACTTTTTCTAATGTAGTCCAAAGATTAATGGATTATGGAAATAAAGAAATATATAGGTATAGATTTGTGGGGTGGTAGTTATGTTTGAATATGCCAGAAAAATACTAGAAAAAACATATACTGGAAAATGTAATATCTATGGCACAGAACCATTTATAGATGGAAATGGAATATTAGATGAAAGAGAAGGGGTATTAGTTAAATCTAACATCCCTTGTTTTCTATCATATTCTGATAATCCAGTAGCTATTCAAGGTAATTATGGAGTGGCTACATCTATAATAAAGTTATTTTTAAGTCCAGATATAGAAATTCCTTTAAATTCTGAAATTGAAGTAACTCAAAATGGAATTACAAAGAAGTATAAGCATAGTGGAGAAATAGCAATGTATAGGACACATCAAGAGGTAACTTTAGATAGTGAAAGGAAAACCTAATGAAATTAAATATTAATATTTCTGAATTTAAGAGATTTACTGAAAAAAATGTAAAGAAATTAAAAGAAAACTATGATAAAGCCATTGATGATTCTTTGAGTGAGTTAGGTGGAAGGTTATTGAATAAAGTTATAAGAAAAACACCTGTTGGAAAAAGTATAAAAGAAAAAATAGATACGAAAATTCAAACTGTTTATACAGGTGGAAATTTAAGGAGAAGTTGGTATATATCTAAACTTATAAAAACTGATGATAAAAGATTTATTACTCTTTATAATGTTGCAAGATATGCTATTTATGTTGAATATGGACATAGACAAACTCCAGGTAGATTTATACCAGTAATTGGCAAAAAATTAAAAGCTAGTTGGGTAAAAGGTAGATTTATGATGACGAATTCAGTAACAGAAATAAATAAAATTAGACAAGCTGTATTTAATAAGAATTTAGCTAAATATATGGAGGATAAAGACTAATGAAAGTTTTAAATAATATAGCAAAGGCTATTACAAAAAATTATCCTGGTAAAAAAATAAATATCAATGATATAACACAAGGTTTTGAAACTCCTAGCTTTACATTACAATTAGTAAATCATAGAGATACCATAATAGCAGGAGTTAAATTTAACAAGATCTATACAGTTGATGTTATTTATCATGGAGAAAAAGACTCTGATATATTCCAAGTAGCAGATGAATTAATAGATAAAATCACTCTTAATATTCAAGACTTTAAGATTTTGCACTATGAAATTGAAATAATTGATAAAGAAGCTCATACTGTTATAGAATTGATGGAATGTAATATAAAAAAAATCAATTTAGAAAATGATAATTCATTCTATTCTAAATTGAAAAAGACTGTTGAAAAGATAAGTCAAAAAAAGTGTGATTTTATTAATACAGACCTTACAGGAGTAGATTTAAAGCAAGGAATATTTATAATTCAACCACAAGATTTAAATGCAGAAACTATAAGTATTAATCATAAAAAACAATATGAGAGAACTATAAATTTAATTTATCTTGAAGATAATTATTCAAATATTATGCCTTCTATTACTTGGTTTGAAAAGCAAATGAGGCTGCTATGTGAAGATTTAGAATTAAGAAAAAGTTATATAAATATGGATTATTCAGTAAGTTTTAATTATGGTAATGATGATGAAATATATAGTGCAATAGTTAATATCAATGCTGAAATAACTGTGAAAGAGAGGTAAAAATGGATATACAATTTTTAGTAGGAAAACAAACAGCAGAAGGTACTCCTAAATTGACAGGGTTAAATCAATTAGATTGTACAAATTATGGAGTAACACCAAAAGTAAATAAAACAACAAGCCAAGCAATAGGTGCTGGAAGATGGGAAAAAGATGGTTTTGTATCAAAGGTTGAAGTTAATGGAGATTTAACTATTGAAGCAACAACAGGGCAATTAGAAATATTATTAGAAGCAGCTGGATTTAAAGGAACAAAGGATGCAAAAAATCATAACTTTTTACCAGGACCATTTGATAGTTTCTTAACTCTTGTTTCAAACAATATTGAAGATGATATAGCAGAATATGGACAAGATTGTTTAGTGTCTAGTTTAAAGATAAGTACACAAATGGAAGCATTTGTAAATGTTACTGCAAATATCATAGGTAAGGAACATAAAGTATTAGGTAATAAAATAAATGCTACTCCAGTTGCTTTAAAGGGAGAATCTTTAATTTGTTTAGGAGCAGTTATAAAAGAAAGTACAACTGATATGACTGCAAAAATAGAATCAATAGACATAGATATTGATAATAAACTTGAAGGGAAAGGTGCTTTAAATACTATATATACAACTAAGATTAGACAAGCAGACAGAGGGACTGTTGGACTTAATTTAACTTTTAATAGCTTTGATAAGGATAGTTATAAAAATGCTTATGAATTATTAAGAAAAAATACCTCTTATGTCATAGAAGTAGTTTTGGCTGAAACAACAGATCCAACAAAAACAATTAAATTAGAATTTCCAAATGTTAAAGTATCTAATGTAGAAGCAACTAATTTAGAAAGTGCTGGGGGCATGACAAAAGAATTGACAGCTTATTATGATAAGGTATCTCAAACACCGGTGAAAATAACATTTGAAAATTATCATGATGCATAAGGAGTAATTGATGAAAAAAGAAAATGAAGACGAAATAAAAGAACCTATTAGAGAAAAGAAAGTTAGTAATGTAGTTAATTATGGAAAAGATGGGGATATTATAGCAGTTGAAACAGTTGGCACATTCAGAAATATGATGAATTATTATAACAAACCTCGTGAAACTGTTAGAGTTTTATCTGATGCAAAAGCTTTTGAAACTGTTAAAATTTATTATTCTTTTGAAGAAATGCCAGAGTTTGAACTTATATTAGCACAAACTTTAAAAATTACTTTAGAAAATAAAGAAATGGATAAGACAGCAGAAAATTTAATGAAATTCTTTGATAAAGAACCATATATATTCCAAAAAATATTGGATGAAATTAAAAAGAACTCTGAAAACAGGGGTTTCAAGATATAGAACAAGTCTACTATAAGGCTTGTTCTTTTTATATGAGAGAACACAAGACAGCCAATAAGGAGAAATATCAAAAAATAATTAATGATATTCATAGGTACAATATGTATTTTGAAACTAAGGGCATGGATAACTCTTATTATTACATACACAGACTGCCTTTAAATCTTGGTTATGATGAGCATCCTTATTGGCTTATAGAAAAAATGAATTTTATTTTAAGAGTAACAAACAAAACTTATTCAGAAATAAGAAAAAGGGGAAGTTGATATGAGTGATAAGAAATTAAAAACAGTGATAGAAGTTGTTGATAAATATTCAAAAGAATTAAAAGACTTCTCTAAAAAAATAAATGAAACAAATGATGAATTAAAGAGATTGCAAGATAACTTTGCTAAGGGTAGTGAAGGGGCTAAAAAACTATCAGACTCTTTGGGAATGATAAAAAAAGTTGGAGTAGCTGCAGCAGTTTTATACCTAGGAAACAAAATAAAAGATTTAGGAAAATTTGCAATAGAGAGTGCTTCTAAAATGGATGAATTAGCAAATGTAACTAGGCAAGTCTTTGAATCTTCTACAAAGGAGATAGAACAATGGGCAAAAACTATTGACAAAGAAGTTGGTAGAAGTATTTATCAAATGCAGAATTTTGCTAGTGTCTATGGTTCTATGTTTAAAGGAGCTGGGTTCGATACATCATTTTTTAAGAAAATATCAAAAGATTTAGCAACATTTACTGCTGACTTTTCTTCATTCTTTAATGTTACTGATGATGAGGCTTTTACTGCCATAAAAGGTGCATTAACTGGAGAAACAGAAGCATTAAAAAGATACGGGCTTATCTTAAATGATACCACTATGGCAGAATATGCTTTATCTAAAGGAATAAAAGAAAAATGGCAGAACTTGGATACTGCAACAAAAATGCAATTAAGATATAACAAATTAATGGAAATGACAACATATATTCAAGGTGATGCAAGTAGAACTATTGATGGATATGCTAACTCATTAAAGAAAGCAGAAGGATTAATAGATAATATTGCTACATCTATTGGGCATAAGTTACTACCATTTGCAACAGACATGGTTCACATGTTTAATGGGATAGCTGAGGCTATTGATGATATGTTGAATAAAAAATCTGAAATAGATTATTTGTTTGACTTTTTAGAAGAAAAACAGAATTTAGATGAATTAAAAGATAAGTATGTGGAATTATCAAAGTTATATCTTGAAGGCTTAGGAACTCCTGAAAGTGAAAGGGAAAGAAATGATTTATATCAAAAATTATTATCTATGTACCCTCAATTAAATGGGGAGATAAGTAATGAAGCTGCTGCTTATGATAGAGTAGCCACTGCTATTGATGGAGTTGTAGCTAGTTTAAAACAAAAAATAATTTTACAAGCAAAAGAAGATATATTAAGTAGAAGTAGAACAGAAGCTTTAAAATATCAATCTCAACTCAGTGATTATGAGAAAAAACAAACTGAAAGAGGCTTGAAAATAGACGCAAAATATAAAACTAATGCATCTACAGCTTATACTGATGAAGAAATGGAAGAATTATATAAACTTAATAAAGTCTATGGTTCAAAATTTTCAGAGTGGAAAGATGGAAAAGATAATAAACTTAAAAAGAAAGTTGAAGAGTTAGCTAAGAAAAAGAACATAAAATACGATAATAATTTTTATAAAGCGACGAAAGAATTAGTAGGAAACTATCAAGAAGTAAGAGCAACTATAAATGGACTTACAAGTAATATAGATAAAATTACAAATGAAGGATTAGACGAAGCTGATAAGATAGAAGAAAATTTGGGACTTGTAATAGATAAAATGGAAAAAGCTAGCCAAGTTAGAAAAAATCAGAAATTAAAAAATGCTGGTAAAAAAGCTGGAAATAAAATAGAGAGTACTCTTGGAAATGCTATTAATGAAATAGAAAAAGAAAAGGAAGAAAATGATACCTATACTCAAAAATTAGTAAAAGAAACTGAACAGTTATTATCTAACTGGAAAAATGGGAAATATAAAAACTCTAATTTAAAAGAGTTAAGAGAAGTTCATAAGAAAATATCTGCATCAGGAATAGACCCTGTTACTGCTTCTGAAATCCATTCAAGAATAACAGAACTAGAGTCACTTGAAGGTAAAACAGAAAAGACTGCTAAAGTTATAAAAAAACGCAGCAAATCGATAGTAAAGAGTGCTAATGATATATACAATGCTTTTCAAAAAGACATGCAAAATCAGATTGATTATGACGATATTCTTGGAACTCTTGATGTAGATAAAATCAAAAATCAAGTAAGTATTTTAAAGAGATATATAAAAGAGGCAATCGATAATGGGCAAATGGACCTAGCCAAGAGTTTACAAATCCAATTGCAAGAAAAAGAATTTAAAATCAAAAAATTTGATATTGATGAAGCTTTGGATAAAGTTAAAGAAAAAATAGAAGATTTAGAAATAAATTTTAGTAAAGGGAAAATTTCTGAAGAAAACTATCATGAGGAAAGAGCGAAAGTTCTTGGAGACTTAATAAAAACTTATGAAAAACATAATATTGACTTAGATAAATTATCTGAAGAAGATGCTAGACATTTGAGAGAAGCTATTGAATTAGCTAAACAAAAGAAAAAAGCATCAGAAGATGAAGTAGAAAATCTACAAAGGATAGCAACTAAGTTAAAAAAAGTTAATGAGGCTTTGGATAGTATAAATTCTTTAGCTTCTTCTTTTTCTCAATTAGGGCAAGTTACTGGAAGTAGATCTATAGGAAATATAGGTGGGATATTAAGTAATATCTTTAATATGGGAACTTCTTTTAATAATCTAGGTGATATTAAATCTATAACAAAAATCTTTTCTGGTGGATTAAATAATTTTACAGCAGGAATGAATTCATTAAGTTCTCTTGTAGGAATAGCAACAGGTGGGTTAGGTATAGCTAAATCTATTGGCTCTGTAATAGGTTTTGGAAGAGGTAAGAATAAATCAGCAGAAATAGACAACAGAAATAAAGAGAATGAAAACAGATACCAAGAACAGATAAAAGCTATGCAAACTCTAACAGAAGCTTTAAAGAGAAATACTGATTATATAAAAAATTTTACAGATAGAATTTTAACAGAAGCAGCTAAAAATCCAACTTTATCATTTTTAAGAGGTAGTGATAGAAATTTAGATTTATTTCAACAAGCTATGTTAAATGGTAAGCATTTCAATGATATATCAGCGATAGAAAAAGGTTCTGAAAAATATCGTAAAGGTTTTGGAAGAAGAAAAAAATCAAAAGATACATATACAGCAATTAATGTTGGAGAAGCACAGTTATTAAAGTATCTAGGTTTTGATAAAACAGAACTAGATGCCTTTACTGATAAAGAAATGAGGCAACTTAATAATGCTTTAAAGAATGTAAATCATAATGATTTAGTAAAAGCTACTGGGAGAAATCTAACTCAATCTAACTTAGATGAGTGGAAAAAGCAAATATCTGAGTTTGTATCACAGTTGGATCTATTACAAAAAGAAAAGAGAGATTTATTTAGAGGATCAACTCTTGAAAGTTTTACTGGGATTAATTATTCTTCTGAAAAGAAATTAATAGAAGAGTACACAGAGCAATTTAAACAAATGGGACTTGTTGGAGAACAGTATAACTCTACTATTAAAGAAATGGCTAAAAATAATCAAGTATTAGTTACAGCTATGCAAGATGTAAGGACTCAAACTATTGAGGGCTTAGCAAGTGGTAATGGTGGATTTATAACATCAATGAAAAGCTATTTTGAAAAGATATTTAAGAATGCAAGTTCAATAGCTTATGATGTGGCATTTTCTGATTTAGACAGATATTTTAATGAAGAATTTAAGAAAATATCTGAAAAGCTAGTAAATATCAAAAAGACTGGAAAATTAAACTTTAATGATTTACTTAGTGGAATTGATTTTAACAAGTTAAAACTAGCTGATAGCATAGAAGCACAAACTAAAAAATCTTTGGATAGCATAAAACAATTTTTATTGAGTAGAGGTATAGATATTTCTATAATCAATAAAATACTCCCAAATAGTGATTTTAATGATAAGTTAAATGATATGAAAAATGCACTAAGTTCTGCAATGAATGATGCTCAAAAAGAAAAGAAATTTGATACCTTTACAAAGAGTTTAGGAGAATCTTTATATGAAAGTACAAAAGCTAGTTTAATAAAAGCATTTTCAGAAAGTTCAGTATATCAAAACTTAATATCTAAGTTTATTAATACTAAGGATATGAAAGCTGAGATAGAAAAAGCTGGAACATTTGAAGGAGCTTTTAATATTATAAAAAATAAGTTAAAAGAATTTGGTTACAGATTAGAAAGCAATGGATTAGGCGGATTTGATGCTATTAACAATAAAGATACTGTAAATAATCAGCTTGGTAATGCTTATTATCAAGATAAAACTTCTAATGTAGAAATTAAGGTTACTAATAATTTTTATGAAAAAGTTTATGGAGTAGATGATCTGGAAAGAAGAATTTTAAAAAGTGTAAATACTGGGATAGAAGCTTGGACTAAAAAGCCAAAAGTAACACCATAGGAGGAATTTAATGCAAAAGTTAAGTATGGAAATAGATAGCCATTTATATATAGCTAGAATAATAAATATATCTAAAAATGAAGATATTACAGATTATATAGATAGCTGTGATATTGCTTTACCTAAAACTAGCGAAATTTCTTCTATGAATGCTAGTTTTATACTTGATGAAAAATTAGTTGATACAGGAAATGAAATAAAAATAGAAGTTATAGATGAAGTTGGAAATTTACTTTATGAATTGCAAGGAATGGCAGATCTTGAAAGGAGAAATAAAAGTTATACAGGAAAAGAAACTTTTACATATTCTATTAAAGATAGCTATGACAAGTTATTTGATAAGGTAGTTCCAGAAACAATGATATTTTTTGACTTATTTTTCTGCAATACAAAAGATAAATATAATTCTTTACTTCATATTGTTGCAACTAAATTAGGTTTTAGAGATGACCAAATAGATTTTAAGGATATAGCTTTTGATGATGGAAGTTTAATGAGAGTACCTTTTGTTCTTTTTGAACAAGATGAAAGATGGGTGGATATTTTACAAAGATTTATTAAAGCTACTGATAGTGTTTTATATATTAAGAATAAAAAATTATTTTCAAGACCTCGTAATTTTATGTTAAATGAGGTTTTAAAATTTGATAGGACTAATATTATCACTGACATTGAGGAAGCCTTTAAAAACACATTATACAATGGAATACGGGTAAACTATGATAGATTTATTAAATTAGGAAATCAAGTTGTGTTTAATTTAGCTCAAAAGATAATAGTTGATAAAAATAGACCTGTTGGAAGTAAAGATATTCAATCTATGAGAATAACTTATATAACATCTAGTGTATCTAATCCAACTTTAACAAAAGGTACCGCTTATTATTTTACAAGAGAAGATGATGTAAATAGTAAAGTAGATATAAAACTTGTAAAGGGTACTCATTATACTGTTGAGGAGTGGAAAGAAACACAGGCAATAGTTAAATTTTTTAATCCATATCCTTATAAGCTTTATATAGAAAATTTTGAAATAAAGGGTTTGCCACTTGTTAAATATGAGAATAATGAAGCTGTTATTAAAAATCCAAACATTATAGAAAAATACCAGGAAAACTTTGTATCTATACAAAAAAATAGAGAAGTACAAACAGAAAAATTAGCTAAACATATAGCATTATCTGAGTATAAGACACAAATATTAAATAATAAAACCTTTAATTTCAATACTTATTTTCTAAAAGATATTGAATTGGGAGAAGTTTACAGTTTAGATCTTGAAGATATTAGTACTATTGTAAGAGTAACAAATATTCAAATATCTTTAAAACCTACACAATTCAATATGAGAGTTGAAGCTGATTGTGTTGAAAATGAGGGAGAGTTTACTTATTCTAATGTGTTATCTGGTAAAAGTAATAACAACTTTATAGATTTAAAACCCTTGGAAGAAAAGATAGATAAAAATAGTAATAATTTAAAAGTTTTAGATAGAGATGTAAGATCTAAATTATTTAAACAAAAGACACAACCTAATGCTGCTGATGTAAAAGAGAATGATATTTGGTTAAACCCAGATACAAATGTATGGAAGAAATTTTATAATGGAGTATGGAATTCTATCAGTGAAGATGAAATTTTACCAGCTATGAAAATGTATAACTCAATATCTAATAATGTTATTAAATTGCAAGGGACAGCAGATAAGGTTGGAGCATATTTGCTAAATGATGGAGAAAAATTTGGTAGTCTTAATGGGGAGCTTGCTCATGTAACATTTGATAAATTAGGACAATTTGAGGCTGAGAATGTAAATAATAGAGTTGCTTTAAATATTAAAGACCCAGCAAATCCTAATATTGTAACTTCACAAATATTATTAGGGGTTACTGACATAACAGATAAAAAATACAAAGATGTAGCTTTTCAAGTAGGAGATGAGGCAACAGGGCATTATATTCAATTCAAAAATAAACAAGCAAGAGTTGTTGAAAATGGAAAAACCATAACTGCTGTTAGTAATTCATTAGAAAATGGAGATTTTAATATAACTGGGAGGACAACTTTTGATGGAGCTGCTAGATTTATAAGTCGTGGGACTAATGAGGCTATTACTATCGCTAATGGAGCTATTGATTTTTATAGAAATGGACAAAGATTAACAAGAATTAAGAACTTTAAATATGGAGTTATAGCAACTAACAGCCAAGGAAGTGGAGTAATTAACTTTGATGGATTCCAACAACCAATCATAGTTCTACCAACTATAAAATCAGTTAATTTTGGTAAGAATATGGCAAGTGTATTCTGCTATGCTGAACATTTAGGAGGAGTTTTATATAGGTTTTATATAGGTGGGACTAATGAAGATTATAGAGAAGCAAACCCTATAAAAGTAATGGGAGCCTATTGGGCTATGAATAATGTTGTAGTAACTACATTACTTGGAATAACTGGTAATATAGTTGGGTTTAACAATAATAGGATAAGATATAGCAGTTTAAACAAGAAAGTTATTGATATAGTAGACTATTTTGAAAAACCAAAGGTTTATGTTTCAAAAGTACCTAAAATTAATATAAAAATAAAAAGAAATGGTGAAATTATTTTCAATAAAGATTTTGTAATGCAATATGCAATATATGAAATTTATTTACCAACTTTCGGATTAACAATCAGTGATTTAAGTCTGAATGCTATATTTAATATTTTAAAAAGATTTACTACAAGAACAAATGTTAATTATATAGTGGAATCAACAATTCTTGAAAGTAATTTTGAAGTTTATGGTGAGTTTTATGAAGGTTTTGGAAGCTCTAAAATAAAAAATCGTTGTAGTTTTAGAGGAGTTTTATTTAGTATAAATCAAGCTAGTATAAAAGGTTTATCTATAACAGCAAGTGCAGAAACTTCAACATTATCATCTGCAACTGGAAGTGGAGAAGTGCAATATATAGCGATGGAGGTAGATTAGATGTATTTTTACTTAGAAAAAAATAGCTTGTTAAGTGGACAAATAGTAGTGATATTTCAGACTGAAAATCAAATACAAAATTATAAAGAAATAACAAATTTTGGAGAGCTAGTTGAATATAGTGGGGATAATATCCCGACTAATTGGGAGTATTCTCAAAGTGAAGATATGCTGTATAATATTAATGATAAACCAAGTCCTTATCATATTCTAAAAAATAAAAAATGGATAGTCGAAGATAAAGAAGGATTTAAAGATTATTGTTTTAAAAATATTGATAAGATAAAAGTAGAAATTTTGGAGTATGGATTTGATTATGAAATAGAAGGAGTTAAGCATAGACAAAGATGTAGAGATAAAGATATTTCTTTAATGGGAACAACTATGACATTTTTGATTGGTGAAAAATTAACAACAGGTAATAGCGGAACACAAAACTGGTATTTTGAGGATAATTTTATATACTCTATGGATTTACCTAAATTAGTTGAGTTTGCTAAGTTTGGAAAAACTTTTATAGATGGAGTTTATATGGCTGAAAATTATTTCAAAACTCTTAAGGAACATAAGTTAATAAAAAAGGATGATTATTTGGATAAAATAAAAGAGTTTCAAAAGAAAAGAGGTGTTAATTAATGGAACATATAACAAATGTCTTAGTTTACTCTAATCGTTGTGAAGTTTTAGATAGCCATATATTCACAGTTGGGGATAAGGGCCTTCCACATATAAGATTAAAATTTATTTATATGTTTGGTGCAGAAACACTGCAAGGAAAACAATTAGAACTTAAATACATACTCCCAGATAGAAGCTATCATTTAGAAAATATATCTATATCTGGAAAAGATGAGGTATTATTTCCAATTCATTATAGTGTTTTTATTAATGGTGGTTGGACTACTCTAAAAGTAGCTTTGATTGAAGGGCAAAACAAAATTACTTTGGATGACATAATTATAAAGACTAAAAAGCTTGAAGTAGGTGAAAAATTCAAAAACAAAAAAGTAGACGAGTTAATTCAAGCAGAAGTTATTGCAAAAACAAAAGAAATAAAAGAAGAAGGAGAAAAACAAAAAAAAGAAATCGAAGCAACTAAGGAAAAAGTTTTAGAAGAAATAGAAAATAAAAGAAAAACTTTGAAAGGAGATAAAGGAGATAGAGGAATACAAGGTGAAAGAGGATTACAGGGTGTAAAAGGAGATAAAGGAGATAGAGGACCAGGGATAACATCAATCACTGCTGTTCAAGATAAAGTAACAGTTAATTATGATGATAATCAAAAAACAGTTTTTACAGTACCGACTATAAAGGGAGATAAAGGAGATAGAGGAATACAAGGTGAAAGAGGATTACAGGGTGTAAAAGGAGATAAAGGAGATATTGGTCCAC